CCTGCTCCAAATACCGCTTGCGCCCTTCTACTAGCATCAGATCCTGTATTGAGGTCTGCCATAAATGCCCCATCAAGTCTTTGAGCTGTAGATCCTGAAGTTTTATTAAAGAATGGTAACCCAGAGAATGACCACTGTCTTCCTACATGTAGCCAACTCTTTACTTCGGCTTCGGTATTTCCTCCAGTAGTTATGACTCCAGCCGCATTAACATTTGCATCAAAGGTTGCGTCTCCGACACACTGAAACGTCCCATTAACATCTAGCTGATGAGATGGAGTCGCTGTATTTATACCAACCTTATTGGACGTACTAGAGCCACCTGCATTAACTCCGAATAAGACATCATAACCCGATCCTCCTGAGTTATATATTCTTAAATCACTACCAGCGTGATTGAAATTCCATAAATTGGCGACATCACTGCGACCAAGCTGCAATGAAACATCACTGCCATTTGTTGATTCAAATTTTGCAGTTCCTTGATATACATGGAGTTCCTGTTCTGGACTCGCTATTCCTATACCAACACGGCTAGTGAAATTTGCGTAACCAGTCCCATTAATAGTTAATCTTTTTGTATTATTTGTCCCTAGAGATAAGCTATCATTAAATTCATTAATAAATTCTAATGCATTAGTGTTGTTTTCATATCCCATTCTGCCTACCACCAATGCGCCATCTTGTTTCAAGACGATACGAGCATTATCTGTTTCAGTTGCATTATCGGTATCCGCTTCAATAGTCAATACCGCTGGACCTGTTGATGCTAAATGAAGTAGAGAATCAGGAGCAACTTTCCCTATACCCACTTTACCATCATTTAAAATAGTAAGAGCTTCAATTTGAGAACCAGCAGTTGAATTATCAGCAAAAAATGCTAGAGAATTATTAGCTCCTGATCCTGAACCTTTGTATCTTAGAGAGAATCCGAAATTAGCAGAGTCGCTTTCCCCCTTGTTAACGCTAGTGCCTCCATCGACCCTCAAAAGATTTACATCATTAGAGCCTCCACCAGCTCCTATTCTTATAGCGGTTCCATTATTGGCTTGAACCATTCTGATTGTGTTATTAGCGCTACCTGTATCACCTCCTATATCTAAGTTGTAGTCTGGACTCGTTGTTCCTATAGCGAGCTTATTAGTTACACTAATAGTAGTATCTCCTAAGATTGTAGTACCACCAGCAGAAGCAATGTCAAGGTCACCAGCTGATGTATCAATCATAGCTGAATCTGTAACACCTATTTGAACATCCTGACCACGAAGACCGTTAGAACCTGTAACGATTCCAGCAGTAATGTTCCTACTTGAAGTGTTGCCCTGAGCCAGAACCTCGTCTAGAGTTTGATCGTCAGTTTCAGTAGAAATAGGCGTAAAACCCAAAGCTCCCGTAATCTGACCTGACGCAAGCGTAAGAGCGGCTTGGTGTTGTGTGACGCTAGACTCAGAAATTCTAGCGTTAGCGAAAGTGCCACTGTTTATCTTAGAAGTTGCGAGATTAGGGATTGTAGCCGTAGGTAATTCAGCAGAACCATCTACTGCAATAGTGACCGCACCAGCAGACTCCGTGATTTTCATGTTCGAACCCGCCGTAAACGCCAACGTCTCACCCGCTCCAAGGGTGTTGCCACCAGCGGTGACCGTCCTAACGGCAGTTAATACATTACTGCCACCCATCGTAATATTCCCTTGAACAGTAAGATCGCCAGTCTTAATGTCTACCCCTCCTTCAAAGTCGATGAATAAAGTGTCGCTAGCGTTAGGTTGTTTTGGCCTATTTTGGTTATCCGCTAGATAAATGTAACCATCATTAGTGCTTGTACCAGTTACATACGAACCAAAAATCTGAACGGATTCAGCGCTATTAATGTAATTGTTTACACCTCCTCCAATAACACTATTTGGAGAACCCTCTAATACGTTACCCGTGCCACCACCAATAAAACTATTATTAGAAGTTTTAAATATTTTATTACCTATACCACCAACAACACTTGAGAATCTAGAGCCTGTTATTTGGTTTCCTGAACCAGCGCCAATAAAGTCGAAGTCAGAATTTACCGATGTGTTTGAAGTAGATTCCTCTCCAGAAATAATGTTTTCGCTTCCAGCTAGGATAGTAGAGAAGTCACCAAAAATTTTATTTTTAGTTCCCAGTAAGATTGCAGAAGCAAAAGAATTAATTTCGTTGCTTTGAGCGAATTCGCTAGAGCTTGCGTCAATAGTCCCTGATACACTAAACGCAATATTATCAGCAGAATATTGAATGGCACTCTTAGAAGCGCTTGTATCTGCTTGCATTACCGCATTACCGAAAGTAATATTTTGTCCCGCTGGGATATTTGCGCCAGAAGTAAGGTTAGCCTCTCTGTAGAACTCAACCTGTTCAGAACTGCTAATTTGTAAAAAAGTTTCTGGAGTTGATGAAGAAGTTGCGGCATACTGAAGAGTAACGAAATTGCCTTTTAAATTTAATGGATTCCCACCAGAACCAATAGAAGTAGCACCGCTAGTAATTATATCTCCACCTACAGTTAAATCACCAGTAATTTCAGATGAACCTACAGTAAAACCTAACGCCGCACTGTTCCCGTTGGCAAGAACCTCACTTAGAGTTTGATCGTCGGTTTGACTAGAAATAGGTGTAAAGCCTAAAGCTCCTGTAATGTCACCGCTGGTGACTTCGGTGATATATGGATTAGCGGCAGGAGGATTGTCTTTGAAAGTGTATGGGCCAAGAGTCCAAACTTCACCTGTGCCAAGCTGACCGTAGGGAACAAAGTGGAGATATACAGCACTTTCACTAGGTAATTCGCCCTCGTTAATATCAAACGATTGAATAGTCTCATTACTTAGATTGCGTGAAAAAACTGGGTTAGGATCAATCTGACTATTAAACGCAGCCGAACCTGTCGAACTATAAACTTCTAATCTATCAAAAGATATATAATTAGAATTATTATTAAATGTTACAGTGCTGGTCAAAAGCCCAGTTTGACCGCTTGCATTTACAGCTGTCTTACTGCTTGCAGATGAAGAGTGAGAAGTTGTGCCTGTTGAATCTCTAACTGTTATACCACTAAATTCAGGCACATTGCCATAAAAATAAAATTCAGCAGTATTAGTCTGCGAACTTTCTGAAACAGTAGCTTTAACACCAAAGTCCTTCGTGTATTCACCAAAAATATTGATATTATCATACTCTGTTATACTAAATGCATTGGATTTATAATTAGTAAGAAAATCTTGAAACTTAACAGTCCCATCAATATTTAGAATATCTAAACTGACATTATTAACATAAGGGTTTGCTAAAAAGTCTCTATTGTCTCCTATTCCCCCACTGATCCTATCCAAAATACCTAGATTAACATTAACAACTTTGTTAAGGTGTACTCCACTGCCTGTAGCCGTCAAACTTAAATCCGTTTGATCAACAGTGAAAGATGGTGTAAATTCGTATAAAGGCATTTAACTAAAGGTTACATTTGTTATAAAAGATCTGTCAAATTCTTCTAAAGCTTGATAAAGAATGAATGTTCTTAAGGTTGAGAATTCAGAATCTGTAGTTTTAAAAGTATCTGAAGAAGACCCGATAGCTTTTACACTTAAAGCGTAATTTCCTATAGAGCTTAAATTATCGAATTGAACGGATTCACTCGATATGCTAGTTGAGTCGCTGCCACCATTAGGATAGCTTAGAACAGCTTCATAACTTGTCACACTTGGCACTGCATCCCAATCACCACTGATAAAGAAGGTTCCTAATGAACCTTCAAATGCTATACCTGAACCAGTAGTAATAGATAAATTCTCTGGCGCTTTCAAACCGCTATAGGTTATATCGCCAATCTGGGTAGCCACATTATAATCATATGTGTTTTCTTTTCTATCTAAAGATATATTATCTTCGATTAACGAAAACTTACCAGTATCAAACTTAGCCGCAGATACTAAATATTCGTTAGGGCTATTTTCTTTTATGGAGTCAATTTTGTATAAGATATTATCCGCATTTATTAGATCAAATCTATATGGGCTACCTAACTTGATAAACTTTAAGAAGTCAGGTTTATCTACACCGCTAACAAAGCTAAATCCGTCACCATTACCGACACTATTTTCTCCAGTCACATTTAAAGTTAAAATGTGAGGTTGTGAATCTTGGATTATTTCTGACTCTAAGATACCCCTAATATTTAGACCGTTAAGATCGCCACTAAAGAATCCCGAAATATTTTCTTCTGTCACCCCTCTTCCCCCAGCGCCAACATAATTGGAAACAACGCCAGTATTTAATTGAGTCAGACTATGGATACCTGTTGATTTAGCTACAAAATCTCTATCTACTTCTTCAAGACCTGTTGCAAATGTCCAACCTGTATAATCCGTGCCGAAGTATAACATGTTATCTCCAGTACCTGTATACAAAGCATACTCAGAAAATTTATCTAAATTCTCAATAGCAAAACCCTCAATATCAAAATCTGGATAACCATCTGTGTAACCTGAAAAATTGTATAATCCAGTATAAATATTAAAGGTGCTAGCTGCTGGCGAACCAGTAATAGTAAAAGTATCTGTTCTCGATCTTTTTCTTTGAGCAATATCATTCAGACCCGTGATTGAAAGTTCTCCTGTAGGATTATAGACAGTCAATATACCCGTCATAGAAGTCTCAGAATACGGACCACTTAATTGAATATATTGGTTGTCTACATCAACACTAAGAACCTTACCGAAATTAGATTTTTCATTTTTTAAATCGTCGTCAATAAGAATAAGATCCCCGGGTTGACATAGTAAAGCTTCTAAACCAGAAGTGAATACTACCCTTTGATTTTCTTTGATGGTCTTGTAAATCAAATGCTGTCCAATTCTTCTAGCCATAGCTCTAGATGTCACACCTAAACCATCTACCCTTTGTTTGAATATGCCCCTACTTCTAATATCCTCTTCGTCTTCAATTACTTCAACTTTTGGCGTAAAATTTTCAAACCTATCTAAATAAGACACCTCAACAGTGTTGAATTGTTGATCTCTTCTTAGGTTAGAATAATTAAATCCTCCATCTTTTACGTTATTATTGTTAAATATAGCTACAGGAGATTTTATCCTTTCATCAACAAATGAAACTTCTGAGGCTCTAAAGAAAGTTTGCCCCCTAAATAATTTTGATATTAGCTGTATAGAATCAAAAACTTTTTCATCACTCTTGAACATGATATTGCAAGAGTATCTAGGCTCTAAACCGCCCCTACCATCTGGGACACCTTCGAAGTCGCCATTTGAATCTACAGCATCACAGAATCTACCAATCTTATAAAGCTCCCATTTATTAATATCATTCTCCTCTAAATATCTGCCTAAACCGTATCGAGTATTTGTCAGAAGGTCGTATAGAATCCAAGCTGGATTATCAGTCCAACCCGTTTTAAAACTTCCGTCCCAATCTCCCTCATATATAGATTTTTTTTCTTCTGAGGCGTTTTGAAATTCAGCTTTATTTTCGTAATATCTTTTATCTTTTTTCCTACCAAGCCTTTCTGTTGGGAAATAGTTTGATGGTATTCGAATTAATTTTAATCTAGCATCAAAAGATCTTGCTGGTGTAGAAGAAAAACTCTTAGAGTCTATCTTTGTTCCTATGATAGCGGAAAATGGATACCTCAAATTAACGGGAATAATCTCGGTCACTTTTTGAAACGTTAATTCTTTAGATATCAGAACCGAAAACGTCTCCGCTGATAACTTACTCACTTTAACGTATCTCTTTTCTGAGGAAGCATAAGAGTTATTCGTTGAGTAGTCGTTGACTCTTGGCAGTGGGAATGGCGTAGATAGATCGGCGCTCCCATTTAAGTTTTCAAAATCTCTAACGTGTTTAAATTTTTCGGGTTCGTCTAAATTGCTTGGGTTACCTATATCGAGAAGAGTAGCCCCTTCTATTAGAGCTGCAATTCTATAAGTTTTTGTCAATGTTGGTTGAAGTGATGCGTCAGATAAAACTTTACCCACTTCAATCTCCACATTCATAATAGTTGGCAATTTATCACCAGCTTTAAAATCATTATCGGCTCCTCCATATTGAACTTCAACAGAATCAAAAAGGGAATCTATTTTTAATGTTACAAAAACCTCGGAGACATTTGGGTTGTTAACATAATAAGTAATTGGGTTAGGTTCTTCGTCTAGAAAATATGAATTGTTTGATGAATTCCACGAAGAGTAATCTTTTGTAGCGATTGCTCTTTTGTTATCATTACTACCCTCATCAATAGGTAAGCCATTTTCAAGTGTTATATGACCGTTTGGACCATTGTATTCAACGGTCTCCATATTTAGGTTATCTTTTGTCTCGTCATTATTCCTCTTTATTCTTTGAACCTGACCAACTGATCTGAAAGGTCCATAAACATTTTTATTTATACTTTTGTCTATATGAACCTTGTTGAAATAACGAAATGGTTCTTGATACTCTGTGCCTGTTCTGGATTCAATTAAAACATTATTATAATTATATTTAGAGTTGAATGGGTCAACATCTTTAATTTGAGTAACCGCCAAAGTATCAACTTTTGCAAGGTCTCTTATTAAACTTCGTATGTCCACACGGAATGACTTATTGTATTTGAGTTTGGTATAATGAATCCACTCGGCATTTACGAATACGAATGAGCCTCCTAATATATCAGCGCTCTGGTCAAGATTCCCATTCTTATCACAGATTGGAATTAATAAATCTAAATAATTTTCATTTTTAAAGGCTGGTGAATATAAACCATTGTCCTGAATAAGAGCAACGACAACTTCTTCTGGTTTGGTGAATTGAATAGCTCCTATGCTATTTAGCACATTCCTATCTGGAACATAAGCGACCATATAACCTGATCTCCAAGTTTTATGGAAAAACTCTTCGTAAAGTTCTTGAGCGGTAGATGTTTCCCATTCATAAAACCCAAAAACTTTGTCCATTTTATGCTTTATAAGATCTCTCATGAAGGGGTTTCTCTCCTTACGCACTTTGTTATCCTCATCCAGTGAAAAATCCTCATTCCCTTCAGAAGGTGGACCGAAACTATCCCAAGCTTTTAAAATCTTATCAAATAAGGATGCCCCTGAAACTCTTTCAGCAAATGGGACATCAGCAAACTTCTCAGCGAAAATAAAATCAGCTGCCCCTTTAAAGCCCTCATTATTTTGTGGGTCGAAAAGGTGTACACCCCAAGAATTTTTACCCCCATTATCTCTAATAAAAGCAACAAATAGATCTGAATTAGCCATCGTGGTATTATTAGTGAAGAGCATTTCGTATCGCTCTGAAAAAAAATTGTTTGTTGGGGGAAATACAAATTCGTTACGGCCATCGGCCAGCGTCGAACCCCTATTCGACCACTGGGTCTGTCCAAAGCTGTTCGTTCTTAATTCCAAGTTGCTCTCCCCAAAAACACTAATGAAACCATATCGTTGACTATAAAAAACAGAGAGTCTTTCACCGATGAGTTGGGGTTCTTTTGTGAATATTGCCGCTGAAGAGGCATTATCGCTTCTCGACATTCGGTGGTTACCCCGCAGAAATGGTTTAATATTTTCAACTAAAGGTTCAAAAGAAACTGTTGTAATTCTCCAACGGTGTGATAAGCGATCATTTCCGCCTCCAGTTTCACCTTTACCAGCAGTCGTATAATCATGAATGCTAGCTCCCCCTTTATCGTTTATGTTTAAATTTTGAAAAGTTG